TTTTTACCAGATTTTTTAGTGCCATCTAATTCACGTTCTTTTTTTTCTAATTCATTTCTTTCAACATTACTTGGTGGGCCAAGTTCTACGTCTCTGTAAAAACCAGATACTTGTTGTTTTCGTAATTCGTTTTCAGACATTTTTATTGTATGAATAATCGCTTCCGCATCATCTAATGAGGTAGCTGTATACGGAACGATTAATTCATCTGCTGGCACAAACTTAGATACAACTCTACCCATTGGTACATCGTAGTATACTTTTTTAAAAGTTGATCCAGCTAATGGTAAATGAAATAACATCGAATCAAATTCTGATTCGTATTCTTTCATCTGATCCATAATTAAATAATTCATATAATCTTTTACACGCTCAGACTGTTGCTCTGTTCCAGGATTTTTAACACCTATAATTTGTGTTCTAACTGGTCCATCTGCAGGTAATAATTCTTTGTAAGCTTGTGCTTGAAACTGTGTAACTGCTTCTGCTAAAACTGGGTGTGTTGCACCACTTGCACCTTGAAAAGGTTCTGTTCTGTTTTCATATTTAAATCCTAACAAATCTAATCCAGTTGTGTAAGCTTGCTCCCAATCTTTTCTAGAAGATTTATAGTCCATATAATTTTGAACCATCTCGTTTCCAATCGGTTCTAAATTTTCTTCTGGTAAAATATCTGCTAAGTTATCAAAATGATTTTCTGTGCCCGGTATATTTATAGCTCCCGGTTCAAAGTCAATCGTTGCACCACCATCCTCTTCTGGTGTTACTTCAACGGGTCCTTTTTGTTCTGCTTCTTCTTCCTGAACACTAACTTCTTCTGCCATCTCTTCTTCTGAAGGGATGTCAAGTTTTGTACGAGTGTTAGGGAGTCCTTTGTCTATATCTGCCATTTAATACTCCTATGCCTTCTTAACACGATTTAATAGACCTTGCAACCCTTGT